CATCCTCATTACCGATACGGACTACATCTCCGGGCAAGTCTGGGTGGAGTTCTCGCTGCCTCAGCCCCGCTTCACTTCGACCGCTTTCAATGGCTCCACAGCTTACGCAGCGGGCGATCTCGTTTACTACAACACCACCGGCGATTGCTACGAGGCTATCGCCGACACGACGGGCAATCTCCCGACGAATGAGGAGTTCTGGCTACGCCACCGCATCCCGGCATTCCTCGCGGACTACCTTAAGTTCTACGCCCTCGCCGAGACGCTTTCCGAGGACGGCCAGATGGACAAGGCCAACTACCAGTTCTCCCGCGCCGAAGGCATCCTGCAACAACGCATGGACGACGCCTGGCTGCGCAAAGGCGAGGTGCGCCGCTACTCCGCCAGCTTCCAATAACCACCCCCTTGACACCCTCTCCCATAATAAAAATAACGACATGAACCCCACCGTCCAAATCGCCGCACGCAACACCGCTGGAATTGTCCAGCCCGTCCAAGCCACACCAGATGGGGCTCTGCGGGTGAGCACAGGTTTTCCTACTCCCGCTTACACGAAGTATGAAAATGTTCGTTTCACCTCCCCCGCGACGAACAACACAAGCTATGTCGATTTCACTTTCAACGGCACCTCGGTAGCCCGAATCGTGAATACCTATTTCGGAGCCAACCCCCCCACGGCCGACAATGCGGAGATCCGCAGCGTCGAGATTAAATTCCCGCCCTACGCGTAAATGTCGCAGGTTTTTTTCAATCCCTTTTCCGGCGCAGCGCAGAATATCGCCATTCCGCAGCTCGACTCCTCGGGCCAAATCTCCGGCGCGATGATCCCCGACGACTTTGACGATGTGCAGCAGTTCCCAAGCGTCGCTGAGTTTCCGAACCCCGGCACCGTGGCCCGCATCTACTTTCCGCAAGACACAAACATCCCGCACCGCTGGGATCCGGACACACTTTCCTACAAACCCATCTCCGCCGACACCGACGGAGGGGAGTTTTAGGACTAACCCCCGCAGTAACACCAACCCCCCAAAACAATACAATGGCAAACATCCTCAGAATCAAACGCCGCCTTAGCGGTGCCGCTGGAGCCCCCTCCACAGCAAATGCAGGCGAACTTAGCTGGAACAAAGTTGACGGCAAACTCTACATCGGCGATGGCGTCGAGAATAGCGTTCTTGCTGGCCCCGGCCACTTCGCCACTCTCACCCAACTCGCTTCCGAGACCTCGGCCAGAGAAGCCGCGATCACCAGCGTTTCCTCGAATCTTTCTTCCGAGGTGACCCGTGCGACCGCAGCGGAACAAGCGCTCGGCGTTCGCATCGACAATGTTCTTTCGAACACAACTCAAGGTTCGCTCGATTCGTTGACGGAAGTGGTCGCTGCCTTCGAGGCCGCAGACTCAAACCTCAACGGAGCCATCACCAGCCTGGCCAACAGCGCCTCCAGCGCCCTCAGCTCGGCAGTCGCCACCCTCGAAGCCGCCGACGACACGCTCCAGGACAACATCGACGCAGAGGCCACCACCCGCTCGAACAACGACGCCACCCTCCAGTCGAATATCGACTCCGAGGCCAGCACCCGTGCTTCGGCCATCAGCGGCCTCGACAGCCGAGTCGTCGCATTGGAAAGCGCCAGCGCCGACTCCCGCCTCGACGAGGTGGAGTCCGACATCGCCGCCATCGAATCCGCAGCGACAGCCCTCACAGGCCGCGTTTCCAGCTTGGAGACCACCGCAGCAGGACTCGGCACGATGTCCACGCAGAATGCCAACAATGTCGCAATCACCGGCGGCAGCATCGACGGCATCAACTTCGACGGCGGAAGCTTCTAAGCTCCTCCCTCCCCACAGCGGTGGCGCGGGTCATCCCGCGCCACCGCTCCACGGGGCCCCTGCTTAAAACTTAATCCTTAAAACTTAAAACTTCCCAAATGGCCACGGTCATACAGCTCCTCCGCTCCACGGTTCCCGGCCGAGTCCCTACAGCCGCGCAAGTGGCGCAGGGTCAACTCGCCCTCAACCTCCCCGACCGCCGCCTCTACAGCAAAGACCACAACAACGAAGTTTTTCGCATAGCCCGCCCCCGCGACCCAAGCGACTACCAGCTCCTGCACGCTGCGGACGGCAACCACCTCTACCTCGGCCGCCTCGCCTGGGACGACTTCCCCGCCACCGGCCCAGCCGAGGACGCCGAAGAGTGGACCATCTACAAAATAACCACCGACAGCGCCGGGAATGTCACCGCCGAGCAATCCGCAGTCGGCCAGTGGTCCTCCAAAGAATCTCTCACCTACAGCTAAAAATCAAAACCATGAAAGCCACCAACCCTATCGTCATCGGAGAAAAGTCTTTCGACCTTTTCTCGCTCAATCTCGCCATCAACGGCAAGTATCTACCAGACGGCTCCAGCGATGCATCCATCGCTGCCCGTTTTATCCCAACCCGATTGGTCGAGGACGGCGAGCCAGAGCAGGCGCAAGAGCAGAGCGTCAACATCGCCCTCGGCTCCCTCTCTGGCTCCGACGCCGCCACACTCACCGCCGTCGCTGAGATTAGCGCGGCCCTTCAGAAATTCATCCTCTCGAAAGGTCTCTAAGCCATGGCAAACTATCGCGCAGTAGCAAACGGAAACTGGTCAAACGGAGCAACATGGGCAGGTGGCTCAGTGCCGCCGAACGGTGAAGGGCACAATGTTTATTCCAACAGTTTTTCCATAACTATAGACACAAATGTCAATGTCGCGCTTATCACAAATGCGGCCAACGCAGGAACTTTTGTTGGTGGAGGCACTGCCGCTCAAGGCGGCGTGTTTAATGTAACTGCTGGAAACATTACAGTCACGGCCAATGTCAGTTTATTTGCTCCTACTAATGGAGCTTATGGCCTTGTTTATTCTGGTATATCTGGAACATCATTAACGATCAATGGAAATTTAACAGGTCTAAGAACAGCAGGTGTAGAGGCTATTATGAGTCATACAAATGCAGGTTCTTTAATAATAAATGGAAATGTAACTGCTGGATTTTCAGGAGGGTGGGCTAATGTTGGAATTTTAATATCTGGAACTGGATCGGCAACATTTAACAATTCCACAATAGTTTCAACTGGGACAAATGCAGTTGTAAGTGCAACAGGGTCAGGTTCTGTCTTTTTAAACAATTGTATTTTAAATGCTGGAACTACTTTTCTATTGGTCAACATAGCCATCGGCGCTTCGGTAACTGGTGTAAATTGTATTTTTAGTGCCAGTAATACTGGGGCATGTTTGGTCTCAGCGTCCACCACCACTCGCCTGTCTGGCTCTTTTATTAGTAGTGCAAATGGAATGCAGCCTATTAGCGCGGCCCGCTGGTTTTTGAATAGCTCTCCAACAAATAGCTACATCCAACACGCGCTCGACGGCATCAATGCCAACAGTTTTGTCCGTTACTATACACCCGACAACAACCTCGGCCAAGCCAATCCTACTGATGTCCGCAGTGGCGTGAGCTACGCATCGGGCAACCTCACTGGTCGCCTCACGGTCCCAGCTCGCGGCTCGGTGGCGTTGAGCGTCAACTACGGGCCAAGCATGCCATTCACAGCGACACGCAGCGGCACGACTGCCACGGCAACGCTGGCCTATTCCTACCCGCTCGTAGCAGGCGACCAGATCACCGTCACCGGCGCATCGAACAACGAGTGGAACAGCGCCTACACTATCGCTTCGGTCGTCTCCGGCACATCGGTCACATTTGATGTGCCGAATACGCACTCTGCCACCGCAGGCACAGGCGCAGCCATGCAAACAACCGGCACAGCCGTCCTTGATCCCGCAGCGGTGGCATCCGCAGTGTGGGGCGCGGCAACACGCACGCTCACCAGCGCCAGTGGACCGACCGCAGCAGAAAACGCATCGGCAGTTTGGGCAGCAGGAAGCAGGACGCTTACAGCAGGCGCGGGAATTACCGCCGCAGATGTTTGGAGCCACAGCAGCCGCACCGTAACAGGCGGAACGGTGGACACTCTGACCAACGCGCCAACGGTTCCAAGCGCCGCCGCCATCGCCTCGCAGGTCAGAACTGAGCTATCCGTGGAGCTTGGGCGAGTGGATGCCTCAATCTCCAGCCGGGCGACCGCAGCCAACATCCCGACCTCCGACATCTCGGCCATCAAAGCCAAAACGGACCTTCTAAACACAGACCGCCTCGCCCAGGTCTCGACGGTCTCGACCACCGGAGCGCAACTGGCCGCCGCCCTCAGCTAATGGACACGCACCAAGCCGCCGCATCCTTCACCGGCCTCGTCGCTACGGCGACGGGGCTTACGGTGTCGCTGCTCCCCGAGATCGAGGCATGGCTGCGCATTGCCTCGCTGCTCATCGGCTGTGCCGTTGGCTTGGCGTCCTTCGCAGTCATCGTCCGCAACTGGACCAAAAACCATACCCCTCATGAATAACCTCCTCGCTCGTCTCAAAGAGCCTTCTACCTTTCGCGGCCTCGCCATTCTTGCCGGTCTCGGTGGCATCGCAGTAGATCCCGCCCAGGTCAATGCCATCGCCGCCGCAGTGGCCGCCGTCATTGGCTTGATCGAGGTATTCCGCAAGGAAACCAAATGATCCACCCCGCCCAGATCGTCACCGGCCTCCTCGCCACCGCCTTCTCCGTAGGAGCGCTCCTGCTCCTCGGCGGGTGCAGCACGCTGGGCATCTCGCTCCAGACGGACTACGGGCAATTCAGCTACACGCTGCCCGAGGTGCCAGCCCTCAAGGATAAATAACCACAGAGGACACAGAGAGCACAGAGGGAGCCTTAAAACTTAAAACTTAATCCTTAAAACTCCCGATGCTCCCCCCGAGCCGTCCACAACAAGCCAAGTCCAAGACGCAAGCCCTGCTCACCAAGGCCCGCGTGGATGATGCCGTGGCGCTTGTGGGCATTCGAGGCTACTACCGCGACAGCATGGGAGTCCCAGGCGAGAACGACCGAGGCATCTACGACGACGCCATCTTTCTCGTTAGCCCAAACGCCTACGCAACCTTCAACGCCAACACCGATCCCTCGATCCGCCGCGCAGGCATTGCCGTCCTCAAGCCCGGTGTGCATCGCTACCGCAAGGGCAAGCATGGCCTCAGTAAGCCCGGCGGCGGCTATCCCGCCTTGCGCCCTGCAAACCCCGCCGAGGAACTTCCTGTGACCCGCGACGGCGAAGGCGATAGCATGGGTATTGCGATCAATATTCACAAAGGCGGCTTCCGCACGACCAGCAGCGAAGGTTGCCAGACCATTTACCCCAGCCAGTGGCCTGCGTTCATTTCCCTCGTCTATTCCGAAATGGACCGCGCCGGCCAAAAGACGATCCCCTACCTACTCGTCGAGGAGGAAGCATGAGCGCCAAACGCAAGCCCGCCACTCGAAAAGCCGTGCTGGAGCGCATCCGCAGGGAGCTCGTCGATCAATTCGATGTCGGTCTCGCAGTGGTGAGTTGGGAGGAAGGTGGCACGACCTACCACATGGATTTGAAATTCGGGAACCAATACGCCGTCGAAGCACTGGCAGATAGGACTAGCGACATTTTGTTCCCGATAGAAGACGACGAAGAAGAAGAGGAGGAAGAAGTATGAAGACCAACAAACTGCAAAACATCGTTCACGCCAGCCAAGTCACCGCCGCGCAAAACGAGGCTGCGCAAGCGCGAGCACAACTTGAGGCCGAGCGCCGCGCACACGCCGAGACCGTCAAGGCTCTTGAGCGTTCCCGCTTCACGAAGCCGCCGCGCAAGGTTGCTCCGCGCATCTCCAAGGCTGGGACCGGAGACATCGTTGAGGTGATTTTTTCAGATGTCCACGGCAACAAGCACGACCCTGCCGCGATGGCTGCTTTCCTGGCAGACCTCAAATCCATCAATCCAGACCGCCTCATTATCGGCGGAGATTATATCGACTGCGGCGGATTCTTGGCCGAGCACCACGCGCTTGGCTATGTGGCAGAGACCGAAGACAGCTACGAAGACGACATCGCCGTCGCCAACAGTCTCCTCGACCAAATCCTTGCCGCCGCCTCGCCCTCCGAGGTGCATTATGTAGAAGGGAACCACGAATGGCGCGTCGAGCGGTGGGCGCTCACCCAACGCCTCGCGCACCACAAGGATACCGACCTTCTCCGCCGCACCTTTTGTGCCGAGCATGTCTTGAGGCTCAAAGACCGAGGAATCCACTACTATCACCAGGGAAAAACCCACGGCGACTGCGACACGCCAGGCTGGGTCAAAATCGACAAAGCGTTTTTCGTTCACAAAATCTCAAATGCCCGCGACGCCGCCGGACAAGCCATGGCCAAGGCCGCTGCAAACATCGTTTTCTTCGACACTCACCGCGCCGCCTACAAGCCCATGCACCTCCCCGGCGTCGGCCTCATTTCCGCATGGAACCCCGGCTGCCTGTGCAAACGCCAGCCCCTTTACGCCAACACCCGCCCCACCGAGTGGACGCACGGCTACCTCGTCCGATTCATCAGCAAAAAGACCGGCAACTTCCAGATGGTGAATGTCACCATCAACGAAGGCACCAGCTACGCCTCCCTGCTTTTGAAACCCAAGTCCACATGAACAAACTCGCCGCCATCGCCCTCAAGCACAAAGCCCTCAAATACGGCATCCCCCCAAACCAAGGCTGGATCACCCGACAGCAAGCCGCCCGCCAGCTTGGCCAGCCGGAGCGAAATGTCCACGACCTCCTGCGCGACGCCATAGAAGCCCGCGACATCGAGACTAAAAAATTCAGCGATTGGGACGCCGCCACCATGCGCCCCGTGCAAGTCACCTGCTACCGCATCATCGAGCCCGGCACCCCAAAGCCCGCCAAATCCTCTGCCAAATTGTCGGAAAAAAGCCCACAAGTTTCTGACAAAACCCCAGACTCTATCCCGGGCATCCCCGCCGATTTGCTGCCCAAGGTGCGAAACAAAATCCTCGAGCACCCGCACAAAACAGCCAGCGCCATCAAGGATCTGTTCAGCACAAACAACAGAATGCGCCTAAGCGTAGCCGCCATCCGAGGGCTACTTGACAAGGCTCCGCAGAATAGAAAGTAGATGCCAGATGACCAAACAATCGTAGAAGGCGACGCCGGATTCCTCGGCATGGCCTCCCGCCTCAACCCGCTGCAACTCCAGCCGGGTATGGTCCAGTATTGCGAAAACATGCGCCTTGATCGTGGCGTCGCCCAAACCCGCAAAGGGGC